ACTTTAGAAATGCACTTTGATGAATCAAGTACTGAACAAGAAACTTTGATTGCTGGTGCTTCTATCTCATTTGTTTTATTACCAGAAGGTAATACTGCTGGAGATGCAAGTTACACAGGAACAGGTATTGTTACTGGTATGAGTATCAATAACTCAATGGACGCAATCGTTTCAAGAACTGTAACTTTTCAAGGCACAGGTGCTTTAACTGTAGGAACTGTATAATCTAATTTATGTCAGTTATTGATATTGCGAAATCGCATTTTGAATCTTTAGGTATTCAATCTATTGAAGTTCCTGAATGGAAAGATGATGATGGGAAACCAATTATTGTTTATTGGAATCCAATTACTTTGTCTGAAAAAAATAAACTATTTAGAAAATCAGACAATATGTTAGATGCAAGTATTCTTGCAGATATTGTTGTTATGAAAGCAATTGATAAAGAGGGAAATAAACTTTTTAAAGCAGAAGATAAATTAGTCTTAATGCACAAAGTTGATTCTGATGTTTTATCAAAAGTCGCTACCTCAATGGTACAAGCAATCCACCCTGAAGAAGTAAAAAAAAACTAAAAAATTCTGTTGAATTAAAGAATTTACTTGTTGTTTCATTTAGATTAAAAATACCTTTATCTACTCTTTTAAAAATGGAAGTTTGGGAGTATAATCATTGGCTAGGATATTTTTTACTAGAACAAGAAGAAAAAGAACAAGAATTAATAAAACAAAAGCATAGATAATGGCACAAAATTTATTACTTAATATAATCGCAAAAGATAAAACAAAACAAGCCTTATCTGGTGTTCAAGCAAGTTTAAGTCGTTTAAGATCATCTGTATTTTCTATTCAATCTGCTTTACTTGGTGTTGGTGGTGGTCTTGTTGTAAGATCATTTGTCAATGTTGGTAGATCAGTAGAAGAACTAGGATTAAGATTTGATTTTTTATTTGGTAGTGCCAAAGAGGGTGCTAAAGCATTTGATACATTAGTTAAATTTGCTGGTAGAGTTCCATTTTCTCTTGAAGAAATATCACAAGCATCAGGAAACCTTGCAGTAGTTTCTAAAGATGCAACTGAATTAGGTAAAAATTTAAAAATAGTTGGTAATGTTGCAGCAGTAACAGGATTAGATTTTAGAACAACAGCAGAACAAATACAAAGATCATTTGCTGGTGGTATTAGTGCAGCAGATATTTTTAGAGAAAGAGGTGTTAGAGCATTACTAGGATTTCAAGCTGGTGCTACTATATCAACAGAAGAAACTATAAAAAGATTTGAAGAAGTATTTGGAGAGAATGGAAGATTTGGTAGAGCAACAGAAGTTCTAGCAACTACATTTACAGGTACTCTTTCAATGATAAATGATAAAATATTTCAATTTAAATTAGGTGTTAATGAAGCTGGATTCTTTGATTTCTTAAAAGCTGGATTGTCTAATATAAATAAATTGATTGAAGAAAACGAAGCTATGATAAGAGATTTTGCTAATAAAACAGGAAGATCATTAGTTTCAATTATTAAAGCTATGATACTTGGTTTTGGAGAAGTATTTAATACAGTTAAAGGAGTCTTTAAAATTATCGGTACTGGTTTTGCTGGTACAATAGATTTAATTAAAATGTTACCAGAGGGAGTTAGAGAATTTGGATTACTTGGTTTCTTAATGTTAGGTAAAAAAGGAAAATTAGCTGTTTTAATACTTGGTGGAATAATTAAAAAATTAGGAATTGACTTAGAAGAAATAGCTAAAAAATTTGGTTTAGTAGATCAAGTTGAAGATTTTAATAAAGAATTATCTTTTACTGAAAAATTTTTAAATGACATAGAAGCATCTATTATAAAAGATACTCAAGCTATTGCAGAAATGAAAGCTGAAATTTCTAAAGCTAACGCAGAAGCACAAAAAACAAAAACTATATTTGATGAAACTGCTAATACAATTTCAGAAAATATTAAAAAACCATTAAAAGATTTAACAGATATATCTAAGCAAATAACAAATGTATTAAATCAAGGTATTAAAGGTTTCTCTAAAGGTATTGCTGAATCAATAGTTTTAGGTAAAGAATTAGATGTAACTTTTAAATCAATAGCACAAACAATGGCAGTTGGTATTCTTCAAACTGTTGTAGAAATTATTGCTAGAGAATCAGTATTACTTGCAATAGAAAAAGCTAAAACAATTTATAAACAGCAACAAGCTATGTTAAGTGCTACTTCTAATTTATCTGGTTTAGGTTCACTAGGAAGTTTCTTCAGAGCATCAGGTGGTTCAGTTCAAAAAGGACAACCATACATGGTAGGAGAAAGAGGTGCTGAATTATTTGTACCTAACCAATCAGGACAAATACAACAATCAGCTAGAGGTGGTAATGATGGTGCAACAACAGTTAATTTTAATATCAACACAGTAGATGCTTCAGGCTTTGAAGATTTATTAGTTAGATCAAGAGGAACTATTACACAATTAATTAATAGTGCTGTAAATGAAAGAGGGAGTAAAAACTTAATCTAATGTCTGGTGCTTTTCCAATATCAACTGCTAAGTTTGGAACTTTAGGAATAAAGTCAATTCAAAATACTATTATCTCAAAAACTGTTTCAGGTAAGAAACTTGCAAGACAAATAGACAATCAAAGATGGGCATTTTCAGTTCAAATTATTACAGCTAAAAGATCAGATGTTTATGGAGAGTTAATGGCATTTATAATTAAACAAAGATCAGGCAAAGAAAACTTTACAATTATCCCACCAGAAGTAGAAGATGCTAGAGGCACAGCAAGTGGTACTCCACATGGTACAGCAAGTGCTGGAGATACTTCAATTACATTAGGTGGTACAGGTACAGGCACATTAAAAGCTGGAGATATGATTAAATTTTCTAATCATTCTAAAGTTTATATGGTCGTTGCAGATCAATCAGATATTTCAACAGGAACTTTAACAATAGAGCCACCTTTAACAACAGCAGTTTCTTCTTCAGATATTCAATATGATAATGTTCCATTCACAGTACACTTAACAAATGATGTTCAAGAATTTGGTGTATCTGGTGCAGATAAAGATGGTAATTTATATTATGAGTATCAATTTGATGTTGAAGAATCCTTATAGATGAAATACAAAGTAAAATATTGGATTAGTGTTGATTTTTTAGCAGAAGAAATAATAGAAGCTGATGATTTTAATGCTCAATCCTTGAATCAAGGTAAGTATAGTGACCCATCTAAAAATGCCACTTATACTGTCAATGATGCAATAAAAATTAATAGAAGAACATTTGAGGAATATGACGAGAAGCCTAACAACAGCGATAAAGAACGAACTAGCAACAAATGATATTAGACCAATCCATCTTATCACTATTGGGTTCTCTACTCCTATTAACATTACTGATTGTTCTTTTCCATTAACTTCATCAGTATCAGGTTCATCAGTTACTTATTCAGCATCAGATTTTATATTAGGTATTTCTAATCACACAGAAGAAACAGATATTACTAAATCAACTGTTTCAATTAATCTATCAGGTGCAGATCAAACATTTATATCAACTGTATTAAATGAAAATGTTATTAATGACTCTGTTAATATTTACAGAGGATTATTAGCTGATGATAACTCATTAATTGCAGACCCATTTCTTTTATATCAGGGTAATATTGAAAGTTTTGAAATACAAGAAAGAGAAAAAGATAGTGTTGTTGGTTTATCAATCGTATCTCATTGGGCAGATTTTGGTAAAAAGAATGGTCGTAAAACAAACAATACATCACAACAAAGATTTTTTAGTACAGATGTAGGTATGGATTTTGCTTCTGAAACAGTACAAGATATTAAATGGGGTAGAGCATAATGGGATTTGGTGGATTTGGTGGAATAATAAAGTCTATAACAAAGTCAAAAGTATTTAGTTTTTTTAGTAATCCTTTAGTTTCTTTAGGGGTTACTTTATTCATGTCATGGATATTAAGACCTAAAGTTCCTGAAATAGAAGATTTTGGAACTAACTCTTTTGATGATTTTGAAAGAGGTCTTTTAATTAATAAACAATCTAATGACTCAAACATTCCTGTTGTATATGGAGAAAGATTAGTTGGTGGAACTAGAGTGTTCATGGAAACTTCAGGAACAGATAACACTTATCTTTATATGTCTATCGTTATGGCAGAAGGAGAGATAAACGATATAACAGAAATAAGAGTAGATGACAAAGTAGTTACTTGGGCAAGTGCATTATCAGATGGAACAGAAGTAGAAGTTAATAGTTCAGATACTAATTTTTATAAAGACTCAACAAGTTTAATTAGAATAGAGCCTCATTATGGAACAGATGGTCAATCAGCATCAACTTTATTATCAACATTAACTAATTGGGGAAGTAATCATAAATTATCTGGTCTTTGTTATCTTGCAATTAGATTTAAATGGAATCAAGACGCATTTACAGGAGTTCCGAAAGTACAAGCTAAAATTCAAGGTAAAAAAGTTAAAACATATAATGCAAGTTTAGTTGAACAAACTGCAAGTTATCAAACTAATCCAGCATGGTGTTTATTAGATTACTTAACTAATGAAAGATATGGAAAAGGATTAGCAATTAGTGAAATAGATTTACAATCTTTTTATGATGCTTCACAAGTTTGTGAAACACAAGTAACTCCTTATTCTGGTGGTAGTGATATTAATATATTTGATACGAATACTGCAATAGATACTTCACAAACTATTATTAGTAATGTTAGAGAATTTTTAAAAGGTTGTAGGGGCTATCTTCCATACACACAAGGTAAGTATAGTTTAATTATAGAAACAACAGGAACTGCGTCTATTACTTTAAATGAAGATGATATTATAGGTGGATATAATTTATCTATACCAAGTAAGAATGAAAAATATAATAGAGTAATAGTTGGTTTTGTTAATCCTGATCGTAACTATCAAGTTGATGAAGTTCAATTTCCACCGATAGATGACTCTGGTTTGCCTAGTGCAGATCAACACGCAACAATGAAAACTGCTGACGGTGGATTCTTATTAGAAGGAAGATTTGATTTTAAAACAATTACAAGTCAATACCAAGCAGAAGAAATGGCAGAAGTTATTTTAAGAAGATCAAGAGAAGCATTAACTTTAGGAATAACTGTTAGCTTTGATGCTTATGATTTAGCAATAGCAGATATAGTTAATATCACTCATAGTTCGCTTGGCTTCTCGTCTAAACCTTTTAGAGTTATGGGTATTACTTTTAATGAAGATTTTACAATAGGTTTATCATTAGTGGAACATCAAGATAGTCATTATACTTGGGCAACAAAAGTACAAGCAACAACAGTACCATCAACTAATTTACCTAATCCATTTAATGTTCAACCACCAGCAAGTGTAACACTAGATGACCAATTAATCCAATACAATGATGGAACTGTAATTGTAGCTTTAGATGTAACTATAGGTGCTTCTCCTGATAGCTTTGTTGATTATTACCAAGTAGAATATAAATTAAGTACAGATTCTAATTTTATAATTTATGCACAAGGTTCAGGATTAAATCATAGAGTTTTAAATGTAATTGACCAAAAAGTTTATGATGTAAGAGTTAAAGCTGTTAATAGTTTTGGAGTTTCATCTACTTATGTATCAGCACAAAGAACTATTGTAGGTGCGATTGAGCCACCAGCTGATATAGAAGATTTTTCTTGTAATATTGTAGGTACAAATGCACATTTAAGTTGGACACAAATACCAGATTTAGATTTAGCATTTTATCAAATTAGATATGCAACAGATACAGATGGAAGTGCAGATTGGCAAAACTCAGTAAATCTAGTAACCAAAGTATCAAGACCAGCAACTTCAGTAACTGTACCAGCTAGGGCTGGAACTTATTTAATTAAAGCTGTAGATAAATTAGGTAACTTTAGTTCTAATGCAACAGCAATTATTTCTAATGTAACAGATGTTATTAATCATAATGCAGTAGCAACACAATCAGAACACCCATTATTTGCTGGAACTTTAACTAATACAGTAATTTCAGATGATGCAATTGAATTAGATTCATCAGAGTTATTTGATTCAGCTTCAGGAAATTTTGATACAGAAACAACTAGATTTTTTGATTCTGGTGTTGCTAATGCTGATTTCCTTTCAAGTGGTAATTATTTATTTTCAGATGTTATTGATATAGGTGCTAAACATACATCTCGAATTACAGCTACTTTAACACAAACCTCAAGAAACCCAGATGACTTGTTTGATAATAGATCAGGTAATTTTGATTCTGCTTCATCTAACTTTGATGGAGATACACCAGCTAACTGTGATGCTCATTTAGAAATATCTACAAGTGATGATAACTCTACATTTACTGCTTTTCAAGGTTTTGTAATTGGTAATTATACTGCTCGTTATTATAAATTTAGAGTTGTTTTAACTTCAACTGATTTAGCTTCTACTCCTGTTGTATCAGCAGTAACAGTTACAATAGATATGCCTGATAGAATATTTAGTGGTAATGATATAGTATCTGGTACATCTGCTAAAACAGTAACATTTACAAACCCATACAAATCTGTTAATTATGCTGTAGGAATTACAGGCGAAGATATGGCTACAGGAGATTTCTTACAGTATCTAATAAAACAATTAATGGTTTTGATGTTTTATTTAAAAATTCAGGTGGAACAAATGTGTCAAGAACATTTGATTTTATTGCAAAAGGGTTTTAAAAGGAGTATAAAACAATTATGTCACAACACGATTACGATATAGCTAACCAATCATTTCCAGCATTTAGAACTGATCTAAATAATGTTCTAGGTGCTATTAATTCATCTAATTCAGGTTCATCAAGACCAAGTGGTGCAGTAGCTGGAACGATCTGGCTAGACACATCAGGTGGT